CGGGCGGCCTCGGCTTCGCGAATGCGGTTGCCGCTTCGGCGATCGATCTGTCGAAGCATCTGCGGCTCTATTCGTCGTCGTATGGTTTCTCGATCACCACCTCGACGATGAATGTGGTTTCCGGTGGAACCATCGCGCTCTATCCGGCGGGCGCCACGCGGGCGGCTTACTTCAACGCCTCTGGCCTCACCATGGATGCCAGCAAGGCGATCACCCTCTCGGCTGATCCAACTGCCGCGCTGCACGCCGCCACCAAGCAGTATGTCGATAGCAGGGTCGCGAGCGTGCCGGTGGCGAATTACCTGCCATTGGCCGGCGGTGCGCTGACCGGCTTCCTCACCCTGCACGCGAACCCGACGGCTGCGCTGCACGCGGTGACCAAGCAATACGTCGATGCGGCGATCACCGGCGGCACCGGGGCTTACCTGCCACTCTCCGGCGGCACGCTGACCGGGCCGCTGAACATGACGCCCCACGCGCTCACCGTCGGGCCGATCGCCTGCACCAGCGACATCACCGCCACGCAGGCGAGTTATGCCGGCTGGGGCACCAGCGGGCGGATCGGCCTCTACGGCCTCGACGGCTTCAGCATGATCTATTTCGAGCCTAGCAACGCGTGGGCGCTGCACTTCAATGTCACGACAGGCGAACTGAACTGGTTCAATTGGGAGAACACGAGCTATCTGAAGATCGGCGGCACCGGACTGGTCACTGTTCCCTTCGACCTGACCATCGGCGGCAACGTGACCGGTTACGATTTCTGGTGCGGCAACGCGTATCGCCTGTCGCTGTCCGGCGGCTATTTCTACTCGACCGCTGACTACACGATCCTGCTGCAAGACGCCTCCAACTGGCAATGGCGCTACACGCGCGCGACCGGCGCGATGGAGTGGGTGCGCGGCAGCGACGGCGTGGCGCTGCTCACAATCGACGGCAGCGGCAACGCCTACGTTCCGGTCTCGATGACCAGTGGCTACATCCACTCGACCGGCGCCTTCATGTGCGACAGCGGCGTGTTCTATGTCGCCAACAACACCAATTATTACCTCGCGCGCAACATCAACGATGGCGCGTGGCGGTTCGTCGAGGGCGGCACGGTAAACCTCACGATCGAAGCGACCGGCAATGCCGTGGTGCGCAACGCCCTGACCGTGCAGGGCGCGCGCATCATCACCTATGGCGTGAACAACAACGCATCGGTCACCGTGTGGAATCAGGGCGCCGGATACGCTGCCGGCATCTGGTGCTACGACGCCGGCAGACTGAATTTCGGTTCCATGACCGGCGCCGGCGAGGTCAGCGTCGCGCACGGTTTCCTGACCGCCAGCAGCCTCGTGTTCCATGGTGGCACCATCCAACTCCAAGTCTGGGCCAGCGGGTATAATTTCTGCTGGGGCGACAATGGCGGCTTCAACGTGCCGGCCATGGCTTACAAACCGGGCGGCGGCCCATGGGCCACCGTGTCGGATATCCGCACCAAGACCGTGCTCGGCGACTACGATCGCGGCCTCGCGGCGATCTGCGCGCTGCGCCCGGTGCGCTACAAGCACAAGGACAACTGGCGGCGCAGCGGCGACGAGGCGGAAGCCAAGATTGGTCCGCACGCCATGTCGGTCGAGATGGACACCACGTTCGTCGGTCTGGTGGCGCAGGAAGCCGAGATCGAGATGCCGGAGATGGTCGGCGCGATCGACGCCGACGTTGATGGCGTCGCGGTGAACGATCTGCGCACGCTCGATATGACCGCGCTGCCGCTCGCGCTGGTCAACGCCGTCAAGGAATTGGTGGCGATGAACGAGGCGCTGTCCGCGCGCGTCGCGGCGCTGGAAACAAGGACGCTGCACTGATGGCTGTGCCCGATTTCGGCGGCGTCAAGAAGATCATCGACAACGTCACCGAGATATCCGGGCGCGTCGAGGAACTGACGCACACCGACGTGCTGGTGGGGATTCCCAAGGAGAAGAACACGCGGCGCGACAGCCCTATCGGCAATGCCGCGCTGGCCTATATCCACGAATTCGGCAGCCCCGCGCACAACATTCCGGCCCGGCCGTTTCTGTATCCCGGCCTCAAGCGAGTGCGTGGGCCGATCATCGAGGAAATGCACAAAGCCTCACAGGCAGCGCTGACCGGCGAGGGCTTCAACGTCGATATGTCGATGCACCGCGTGGGCATCATCGCGCGCAATTCGGTGGTCAAGGAGATCACTGACCCAAATCCGCCATTCACGCCACTGAAGCCCGCGACGATCCGCGCGCGACTGCGGCGCACGGCGGCCGGGCGGCGCAAGCTGAAGCAGATCAAGGGCCAGGGGAAGTCGCTGACACAGTGGGCCGCCGAGACCGACGCCGCCGGCAGCCTCAATGTCCATCCGCTGATCGACACCGCGCAATTGCGCGCCGCCATCACCTACGTCGTGCGGAAAAGCTGAATGATCGCCGTGCTGGTCATTCTGGCGTTCTTGGTGGTGATCGGCTTGGTCAGCACGACGCGCGCCTACTTCGACATCGACGATCTGTAGGAGGGCCGCATGGCGCTGATCAGTGTCCGCGAGGTGGTCACCGATCCGGACTTCCTCGACCCCGTGGTGGTGAAGCGACAGGTCCAGTCGGTGGACGATGATGGCGTCGCGGTGATCTATGAGACGTCGTTCAACATCTTCGCGTCGATCCAGTCGATATCGGACAACCTGACGGTGACCGGCGATCTGGCGCGCACCGAGGCAACCTACGAGATTATCACCGTGTTCCCGCTGCTGACCGCGACGGACAGCACGGCGGCCGATGAAGTGCTGTGGGACGGCCACCGATTCACCGTCACCACCATTGGCCGCTTCGGCAATTGGGCCGGCACGTCAGGTCATTACGAGGGGACTATGACGTTGAAGCCGACGGTGCCACACACCAGCGTCCCGAGCTTTTCGGACCCCGCGACGGAGGAACATCTATGAGCGACAACCTGCCGACCGAGATCAGCGTCGATGCGCAGGCCAGCATAGCCGGCCGCGTGCGCGCGGCGGTCGATCTCGATGACCCGATCACGCAGTTGCGTGAGCAGTGCAAGCGCTTCATCGAGGGCGCCAATCTGACGAGCCACGCGCGCATGATGGCGCTGCCGAAGCTGGACGAGATGATCTTCTGGATAAGGTCTGGATCGAATCGAGGGTAACATGAGCCTGCTTCTGATCATCATCGTCATCGTGCTGCTGTTCGGCGGCCTGGGCGGTGGATACTATGGCTACCGGGGCGGCTACTACGGCACCGGCGGCTTCGGCGGTCTCGGCCTGATCGTAATCGTCTTGGTGCTGATCCTGCTGTTCGGCGGCGGGCGCATCTGGTGAGCGGCAACACCTCGGCGACCGGCGGCTTCATTGTCGATCGGCCGCCACTGCCGATCACCGGCGAGCAGATCACCCGCGCCTTGCAGAAGACCGTGATGGCGCTCACCGGGCTGCCGGGCACGCTGGTGCGACCGCGCTGGCAGCCCATGCCGCCGTCGCAGCCGCAGGCGGACGTCACATGGGCCTCGGTGGGCGTCACGCAGGTCGAGACCGACGATTACCCATCCATTGTCCATGACGGCGCAGGGACCTTCCCTGGCGCCACCGCGCCGGGGATCGACCGCATGGTGCGGCACTCCACCCTGACCGCGCTGGTAACCTTTTACGGTCCCACGGCGGAGACCCTGGCGGCGAGCTTCCGCGACGGCCTCTACATGCCGCAGAACTGGGAGCCGCTGGCGCCGTTCGGGCTGAAGCTGCGCGAAGTGCGCGATCTGGCGCGCGCGCCGGAGTTCGTCGCGCAGCAATGGATCGACCGGTTCGATGTTCAGGTCATGCTGCGCCAGCAGACCGATCGGGTGTATCCGATCTACAACCTCGACGGCGCCGACGTGATCCTGCATCGGCCACCCGATCCCGACACCACGATCACCGTGCGCCCGATCCCGGTGATCAATCCCCTTTAGGTTCGACCCTCACCACAGGAGTCCACAATCATGCCCGGCTTGTCCGTGTCCGATGTCGTGTCGGTCGAAGTCAATCTGTCTCCCGCTGCGACGCCGCTGCGCAACTTCGGCGCGCTGTGTCTGGCCGGATCGTCGCCGGTCATCGACCCGCAGGAGCGCATCCGCGCCTACACCACGCTCGACGGGGTGGCGGCGGACTTCGGCAGCGCCGCGCCGGAATACCTCGCCGCCGACCTGTTCTTCGCGCAGAACCCCAAGCCGTCGCTGCTCTATGTCGGTCGCTTCGCGCAGAACCCGACGCATGGCGTGCTGCATGGCGGCATCATGTCGGGCTTGCAGCGCGCCACCGCGCTCGCGCAACTGAAGGCGGTCATCAACGGCACGATGGGCATCACCATCGACGGCACCGATCGCGTCGTCTCGGCCTCGCCCGCCGTGCTGATCGGCGGTGCGTTCACCGCGACGGATCAGACGACGCTGGCCACGCTGCTGCGCGCCACGCTCGACGGCGGCTTCGACATCACCATCGACGGCGCGGTGGTCCCGGTCAGCGCGCTCGACTTCAGCGGGATCGACGCCGCCGATGACGCGCAGGCCATGCAGGATGCGGCGGCGGTGATCGCCAGCGCCATCGTGACCACTGGCACATGCGCCTATGTCGAGACCAGCGGGACGTTCCAAATCCGCTCGGCGACCACCGGCACCGCCTCGACCATCACCTATGCCGTGCCGCCAGCCGCCGGCACCGATCTGAGCGGCGAGCTTCGCCTGACCGCAGCGACCGGCGCATTGGCACCGATGGACGGCAAGACCGGCATGGACTTTACCGGGGTCACCAATCTCAATGGCGCGGCGACGATCCTGAACAACGCGCTGGTCGGCGGCGCCTGCTGGTTCGACGGCGCGCGATTCCACATCGCGTCGCTCTCGCAGGGGCCGGCCTCGACGGTCGGCTACGCGCACGCGGCCGGCACCGGGGTGGATATCTCCGGCATCATGCGGCTGACGCAGGCGACCGGTGCGGCGGCGCCGGTCGATGGCATGGCGGCGGAGACGCCGCTGGCGGCGGCGGTGGCGCTGCGCGCGCATCCCGAATGGTATGGTCTTCAGTTCGCCTTGCAGTCGGACATCACGCAGGATGATTACGTCGCGGTGGCGAGCTTCATCGAGGCGTGCGATCCGATCAGCATCTTCGGTTACACGACGCAGAACAGCGAAGTGCTCGACCCGACGGTGACGACCGACATCGCGTCGGAGATGAAGTCGCTTAACCTGCGTCGCACCTTCGGGCAGTATTCCTCATACTCGCCCTACGCATCGGCGTCGGCGTTCGGTCGCGCGTTCACCGTGGATTTCGAGGCGTCGGATACGGTGATCACGCTGAATTTCAAGCAAGAGCCTCTGGTGGTCGGCGAGACGCTGAGCGAAAACCAAGCGCGCGCGCTTCAGGCGAAGAACTGCAATGTGTTCGTCTTCTACTCCAACGACGTGGCGATCTTGCAGGAAGGCGTGATGGCGTCGAGCATGTGGTTTGATGTGACGCATGGCACGGACTGGCTGGCCAATCGCATTCAGACCGACATCTTCAACGCGCTTTACACCGCGCCGTCGAAAATCCCGCAGACCAATGCGGGGATGCACATCCTGACCACGGTCACGACCAATGCGCTCGATCAGGGCGTGACCAACGGGCTGATCGCGGCGGGGCAGTGGAACGCGCCGGGCTTCGGGCAATTGTCCTACGGCCAGATGCTGCCGACCGGATACTACGTCTGGGCGCCGAGGATCGAGACGCAGCCGCAGTCGATCCGTGAGCAGCGTATCGCGCCGACCATACAGTGTGCGGTCAAGCTGGCCGGCGCTATCCACAAGGCGGACGTGATCGTCAACGTCAATCAGTGAACGGTCACGCGACGCAGCGCAGCGATGGGCGTATAGGCCATCGCATTCGTTCAAGAGAGCAAAGGAGACTTCATGGCAAGAGTTCAGATCACCGGTGGCGTATTGGAGGTCGAGGGCATGGGTGGCCCGGTGGACCCCGGCTATGGCGGCGGCATTGGCGCCGGTCGTCCCGACAACAGCTTGCCGCCGGGCTTTCCGCCCATCGGCTCGACCCTGCCTGAGCCGCCGCCGGGCGTATGGCCGCCGCTGACCGGCTGGGCACCTATCCAGCCGGCGCCGCCGATCGCTGGCACGCCGGTGCCGCCTGGGACGATCTGGCCGCCGATCGGCCGCCCTGACCGCCCTGGCAATGCGCTGCCGCCTTCCCCTGGCCGGCCGGACGCCGGGTTGCCGCCTTCACCGGGCCGGCCTGACGCTGGCCTGCCGCCTTCCCCTGGCCGGCCTGACGCCGGCCTGCCGCCGCAGCCGGGTCATCCGGGTGGCGGACCCGTGCCGCCTGATGCCAGCACCAAGCCGCCTAGCACGACCTTCTGGATTGTCGCTGGCATTCCCGGCGTCGGCT